ATCAAATAAACAGACATATGGTATTTGTCTGAATACATGTTTTTCTATATCATGTGGATATATATAGCCTTGGTTATAACTATAAAACCACCCTAACGGAAAATATTTAATTCTTGCTACACCCTTGTGCATAAAGAAGTTATCTATTCCTCGATAGTACCATAAGATTTTTTCTTTGTGTGCGTTAAAATAAAGAGTTATATTCTCTTTATCTAGTTTATCATTCCATCTTAGAATACTAGAATTTAAATCTGTATATCTATGTGGAACATGTTCAGTTTCTTTTTTCATTGTTTCTAAATCATGCCAATGTGTTTGGCCAAAACATAAACAATCCTCAGGATCAAAGTTTACTATGTCATCTATATTCTTTTGTATAATAACATCTAGATCTAAGAATAAATTCTCACCTTTTTGCCTCACTACATTGTCATCAAATAGATACATTTTGTTCCACCATTTCTCTAACTTGTTTCCTTTAGGAAATGGCAGAACAGTTATCCAATCATTCAGTCCCTTTGAATTTTCTGTTAGACAGTAAAAATGAAAGTCTTGTGATATAGATTCCTGACAGGATTCATATATTTTATTCACATGTTTGGCAGAATATTTACTGCCCCACTTTACTGTATAAATGTTAATCATTGCCAATGTTTTAATAATTGTGGATCTACTAATTCATTTTGTTTTACCTTACCTCTATCAGGTGTAGGTTGTGGTAGTAGATCAATATTAAATACACAGAGGATTGGTGTTTCTCTGTATATTTCTGTTTCTAAATCGTCATCGTCCCAACTACGACCTCGGTTATACGAGTAAGCATAGTCTGCTGGGAAATGATCCCATAATTTTTTGCCCCAATCTCCCCATCGCCAGGAGTGATAGTTATCTGTTCCGTCTGTATATGTAAACCATATCTTTTCTTGATTCTCTAATACATCATGCCATATACATTCTGCTTGATCGTCGGACCAAACTTGACAACTGCCATTTGTATATGCGCCATGTGCTAATTTAAATTTACGAGTTTTCATTGGTCTAGGATCTTGCCACCAACTTCTTAACTTTGTAGGTCTTTCCATATTATAGGTAAGTAAAGGCTCTATATCATTTTGTATAATAACATCAAGATCGAAGAAAACAAAACGGCCGGTTGGCTTATCGTCAGCAAAGTTATGGGTATTAAATACCATAGTTTTAGGCCTGTCCCAACAACGAGCCATCCCATATTTAAAATTGTCATTACCAAACCAATACTTAGGATGAATATTGGGAATATCAGGAAAAGGAATAACCTTAATATCAGGATCAAGACCGTCAGCATCATCAGTATAACAATAAAAATGGAAATCATGTCTATCATTACAATTCCTCCTCGCCATATTTTTTAATCTATTTACAAAATGAGGACCATATCTAGTGCCCCATTTAGAACATACAATATTAACTCTCATAAGAAGCCCTTGCTATTACATAATCTTCAGCATAAACTTTTCCATTCTCTGCCAACGCAGTTACAACTTCAATACATTTATCTTCGAAGTCTTTTATATCTATATGGATTATTAGTGTTGAAAAATCTGATTCTTTGACTAGATCAATGTACTTATCATCACTAAAAATACCTTCTATTACCGTACCTGTATTTACTTTTAACATATTCCACCTTGTTCATTGTGTATAATTGTAGGATTTAATTTTAATAAATTATTAAAATATCCCTTATAAAAATCATTAGTAAATATTTCTTCTAGAGTATAATTACTAACATTATTTTTCTCCCAATCATATAACATTTCTGTTTTATGTTCAGGAGATGTGTCTGCTGTAGAAACATTAAGTGCCACATGCTTACAAGGAAATACATTTCCTTTTGCACTTAGATAAAATTGGTTATTAACTTTACCTTCGCATTTAACATGTGGTGCAAATTTAATCTTTCTCTCTTTATATATGTCGTCTTTTTTTCGTGTCTGTAGAGTTTCTAGTTCTATAAGTTTATAGTCTGGCATATCAGGTTTGACGACTTCATCTACATAAGGAACCTCCTCGGGCACATTATCTAAATATATAAAACCTGTGAAGTTATGTTTCTCAGATAACTCTCTTGCCTTTTCTATATCTGTATTTAACTGATTGGTATGTGTATAAGACCAAAATACTCTACAACCTTTCTTAATAAGAATGTCTGCGTTCATTAATACTAAATTGTCTGGATTGCCTGTATTAATATTAAATGTTATGTTGCCAGAATCCTTATATAAGTCTCCTATAATGCCCCACCAAAAAGGATCATGTGTATCGCCTTTACTAATTAAGTCAATACCTATGCCCCATTGTCCCATAAGATAATGTGATATATCTACAATGTCTTTATTATTAGTAGGGTCTCCTTCAAGTCCTTTAAATTTTATTCTTTTCATGTGGGCTTTTTCCATAAAGTCCTGAGAGAAAATTTTTCTTATATCATCATAGGATAGTTCGTTCTTATCATCTGATAATTCTATTTCTACTCTTTCAGGTAACCATGGATATAAATCTGTTGCTTTGTTATACATTGCTTCTATTTGTTCTTCATTAAAGTCTTCATACCAATAAGGCAATGCAACAATACTTTCTATCTTCTTTGATAAATCTGGATATGAAGCTGTATAGTCTTGCAAGAAAGGTAAAGTACCTTCTTCTATAAAAAATTTATTATGGAAAGCATCATATTCATATAAGAGTTCGTCTTCATTTTCTTCCCATTCTTCTAGTATGCCTTCCACTTTAGCATTTCGGTGTACAAAATAACCTAGGTTACCATCCTCTAACTGAATTTTCTTGTTTGACTTATAAATGTCTATGTCCTCTATGTTGTTAATAATAACATTAGGAGTTAAGAACAATGTATTGCCACCAGGTTTGGTGTGTTGCATAATATCTATTTCAATCCAATCCTTTCCATGCTTAGGAACATGAAACTCTATACCATCAATATAGCCTTCTTTTTTCTTTGTAGTTTCTAGCAGTTCCATTTCAGCACTATCTACAAATACATAAAAGTCAAAAGGATTTTCTATCAGCTTTTTGCATTGTGTATAAAAAGCATTGATATGTATTTGACTGTAATTAGTGTCTAGCTGATTTGCTATAATTGTTACCATGCCATAATCTCAATAATGTTTCATCTTCTAATTCATCTATTTTTATTTGTTTATTGTTAGACTTTAATACATCTACATTAAACAAGCAGAGCTTACACTCTTCTCTATATTTATGTGCCTCTAAATCGTCAGGATATTCCATGCCTCTATTGTAAGAGTAAACCCATTCATAAGGTATATTATTCCAAAACTCTCTTTGTCTCCAGTAGTGATAATTATCTGTACCTTTAAAAAATGTTTTAAAGATCATATCTTCTTCTTGTATTGCGTCCCAAAATATATGTTCACATTGATCTTTGTTCCAACACATTGTACTAGAGTTAAAAAATGTTCCTCGAACATCTATAAACTTCCTATCATGTTTATGTTTAGGATTTTGCCACATAGAATATATTATTCTAGGTTTAAGAGCTAACTCATCTAAGTCAGTTATATCATTTTGTATAATAACATCTAGATCAAAGTAACACCATTTACCATCATAACCTAAAAAGTTATGTGAATTGAATACTATAAATTTAGATCTATCCCAACAATAATTTTCTTTACCAAACCAATACTTAGGATGTAATGGATTTATATCAGGTATATCAACACAATCACAATCTAATCCTGAGCTATCATCTGTATAACAAGTAAATGTAAAATCCTTGTGATAGTTATCCTGTACCATACGATACAGGTTGTTTACATATTCAGGTGAGTATTTAGTGCCCCACTTGATGCATACAAAATTCATCATATTCTTTCTCAATCTCCGGGTGTCTGTCTAATCCGTTTAGTAGACATATAGGATACTCTGGTCTGTATTTTCTTCCTGAATAAAGATAAGAGTACACTTCATTGTCTGGTAAATGTTCAAATGTAAAACCTTCATGGTAAAGAAATGTATCATCACCATTAGGATATTTAACTATATATTCGTCTGGATTCCTAGTATAATGATGCCAAATATGTGTAGCATCTTTCCATAACATTACACTAGAATTGTAATTACTTAAAGGAAAACCTGATTGGTGAGGAAAATCATGTATATTTAATTGTTTATCGCCTTTATCCTTCCACCAAGTATATGCAATAACAGGATTATCATTACAATAATTAAATAAATGATCTATATTCTTTTGTATTCTCACATCTAAATCTAAATATAATATAGTGCCTAAGTCTTTTAATTGGAATAATTTTATTTTTTCCATGTTGCCATCTGGCTCATGTTCCATATAAATAATCCCGATGTCCGGGTGTAATCCTTTAGGGTCATCAGTAACACAGACATAATTATACTTGCCTTCGGTATGTTCATATATCGAATTTACATCATTTGCACTATATTTTGTGCCATATTTTAATGTCAAAAGAGTTTTCATTGTAATTACTTTTATTTATAAATAAGTAGAACAACAAATATTAAGAGAATTTTGAATGGCCACCGTATCAAATATAGTAATAGATCAAGGAACAACCTTTAGTTTAGACATTAATTTAACTAATGATGATGGTTCTGCAAAAGATCTTACTAATTATACGGTAGCTTCTCAGATGAGAAAATCTTATGAGGCAACAGCAAAAACAGATTTCACATGTGTTAAAGTAAATGCCTCAGGTAAAGTAACAATTTCTTTGACGGCTACACAAACATCTGCTGTTAAAGCAGGTCGTTATGTATATGATGTTGAAATAACAGGAACATCGCCTGTAGAAACATTAAGAGTTCTAGAAGGGCTTGTAACGGTAACTCCAGAAGTTACTAAATAGGAGAGAAGAATGGGAGTAAATGTAAACACTAGTAGCACACCAGCAAAAGTAACAGTATCAACTGGCGCATCTCGTGTAGTAACCACAACAACCAGTCAATCCCAAGTAGCTACTTCAAACACGGTGGATAATCTATCAGGTATAGATACATCTGGCGTACAAAATGGTTACACACTAGTTTATGATGCAAGCAGTGGTAATTGGGAAGCATCCCCTCCGGCGGATGTGGACATTACCTCTATTGATGGTGGTACATTTTAATATTATAAAGCTTTATATTATATAATACATTAAACATTTTAACTAGGAGAAAATTAAATGGCAACAACTATTCAAATTAAAAGAAGTACTGGTGTAGCAGCTCCAGCAACTTCCGATTTAGTTGAAGGCGAATTAGCGTATGCTGAGGATAGAACAAACTCAGGTGCTGGTGCTAAGTTATATATCTCATCTATAGATTCTGGTGGTAACGAAGTTATCCAGGAACT